GGTGGTGGTTTTTTGTTGGGATGGGTTCGGAGTTGGATTTTCAACCAGGAATCGTAGTACGAAAGGGATTTCGCAAATGAGCGGACGAAAAAAGCAAACCGGCAGAAGCAATCGGGGGCCTGGAGGTCTTGTCTTGACCCGCAAGCGAGGCCAGACAATCCACGTTAACGGCCCGGCGGTGATCGAGGTCATCGACCGCTGGCGGCTGCGGATCGTGGCCGACCGGATGACGGTGGTCCTCCGCGGCGAGATCGTGGAGCGGGAGCGGCGGAAGGTCCAGGCCGAGAAAGCGAGGCCCGCGTGAACGTCCACCACAACGGCGTTTGGCTCGGAGGTGGGACTCACCGCCCGAGTCGCGAGGCTGAGCCGCCGGCGAATGCCCGCGTTCGCCCGATCATCCCGATTCGTGAGGACAGCCTGGCCGAGCGACTGCGCTACGAGCGGCAGCACGAGCCCGGCGTCCAGCTGGCCAACGCTGAACGATCGGAGGAACTGGCTGCCATGCGGGCCGCGGCGGCTGGGCGGTGCCATAATTGCGCGGAGCTGATCGGAGAGGTGACGGTGTGCCCGGTGTGCGGGACGCCGCAGGCGACGAGCGGGCGGCGAAATGGTGCGACGAGGAGGGCAAAATGACGACGAAAGAAATTAGGCGTCCGTGTCCGTGGTGCGGTAGTGTTTCCGTGCGGATTGGTGGATCTGCCGGGACAGGCTACTACTGCGTGTGTTGCGAGTGCCTGAGCAAAGGTCCGCCGTGTATCCGTAAGGAGACGGCGGCGCAACGATGGGACGATCGCTTTTTTGATCGAGCGAAACCCGATTGACAGATTGCCGATCCGTGGTAGGTTTTCCAATGATAGATCCCTACCCGGCCGCCAAGTGGCGGCTTCGAGCCCGCAGTGACGCGGGCGATTTTGGATTTTTCCGAGGTCGCCATGCGCCACTGCTCTCAAAACGCTGATCCAGGCCCCACCTGGTTTCTACGCCGCAGACCAGCGAATGCCGGAGACCGACCCACACACGACGTTTTCCTTGTCGCGTTCTCCAGCCTGCCGCCGCCGTCGGCGTTTTTCGGACTTTCTCTTTCCCGGAGGTTCCCATGCGTCCCGTTGCCATGCTCGCGTTCCTGCTGGCCGTCCTGACATCCGCCACTGCCACTGCTCAGCTGACCGTCTACCGGATCGATTCTGCAGGCTACTACGCCGTCCAGGATGGCCGCCTGGTCTGCGTGACGATCGTCACGCCCGACAACCCGGTGCCGCCTCCGGACGACGACACGCTGACCGCCCGGGCGGCAGCGATCAAGGCCGCGGCGGAGGCGGTCACGTCGGACCCTCAACGGACCAAAACGGCCCAGCAGCTGGCGGAGCTGTACCGGCAGATCGGGGCCAAGGTGACGGCGGGCCAGGTCAAGGGTCAGGCGACGATCGCCTTCGCGGTGAAGTACGCGACGGACACGCTGTTGAACGGCAAGGGTCGACAAGCGGCCGAGGCGTGGCAGCCAGTCCGCGACGTGTTCAGCCAGCAGTGGGCCGCGGTGCTGAACGCGGGTGGCTCGGACGCCGACTACGCCAAGTTGCTCGGTGAGTGTGCGACTGGACTGAACGCGTCGGCGCCGGGCGAGCCGCAGATCGACATCGCGATGATCATCAAGATCATCGAAATGGTCCTGGAGATTCTCAAGCTGCTGCCATTCAACGCGGGGTGACGATGATCGACCAATTCCTTTCCCGCCTGATCCCGGAAGACAACCTGGCCGACCTGCGGTTTGCTCACGCGGCCTGGTCGAAGCCCGACGTGATGGCCGCGCTGTACGACTACGCGCCGGCGGCCGATCGCGACGTGTTGCGGCAGTCGCGATTCATCGGCGTCTTCATCGACGCCGACACGGAGCCGCAATGGGCGCGCCGCGCGGCTCGGTATCTGCACGATCAATTCACCCACGAGGCCCAGACGCGGGTCAAGCTGTTTGGCGACGTCCTGCCGTCGATCGCCGACGACGGGGCGGGCAAGTGCCTAGTGAATTTCCGCCACGCGATGGACCTGTGGGAAGCAGGCGGCCGCCAGGGCGTCGAGCCTTACACGGCGGAGCAGGACTACGGCAGCTGCGTGGACGCGTCGGTCGGCGAGCACGAGTGCAGCCTGTTCGGCTGGCGGGCCGTGAGGCTGGAGTTTCGCGAGGAGTGGCGGCATTCGTCCGCCTGGTACAAGTACGCCGAGCGTGGGTATTGCTCGGACGGCTGGAACGGCAGCGGAGCCGCGACGGCGGCGTACAAGGTCGGGTGTGCGTTCCGGATTCCGTATGCGATCGGCGGCAACTCGGTGGACTTCAACGGCGACGACGAGAACGAGCGAATTGTGGCCAGGACCTGGTGCCGGTCGGGCGTGCCGTCGTGGTTGAAGTCCTACACGCTGGCGAACCACGCGTATGAGGACGGGGCCATCACGCGATTCCAAGGCGGCGTCAAGGAACTGCGTGCGGCGTTTGCGGCCGGCGGCGTGATCCACACGTCGGGCACGCGGACCAGCGGCGGAAGCAGGCCATTCACGATCGGCTCGGTCGGCCCGCACATGCAGAGCGCGGTCGGCTGCGACGATTCGGACGAGTTCCGCAAGTTCTGCCGCGAGGCGATCGGCGTCACGCCGCGAGCGGACGATTTCCCAGTGGTCCTGATGCAGACCTGGGGCAAGGGCTGGCGGGGCGAGTGTGCCGACGCGTACTGGCCGACCTGGTGGGGCCGCAAGCCGCAGGGCGCCTGGGTCTGGTGGGCCAGCGACGTGATCAAGCGGCTGTCCTGCGATTACGTCTGGCTGCCGCGGGTGAAGGGTTTCCCGGCCAGCAACCCGCCGCCGCCGCCTCCGCCGTCTGGGCTGCCGCGGATCGACGGCGTGCTGCAAGTCAATGGGCCGGTAATCGCTGGCGTGGTGACGGCCGCGACGGACATTCCCGCGGGGACGCGGTTTACTAGCACGCCGGCCGGCGCCGGGCAATATCGGCTGGAGCCGCTGATCGTATGACGCCGCTCGGCTGGTTTTTGATTGGGGTTACAACGGGAGCCGTGGCGGCGGTCGCCACGGTCGCAGGGATCTTATTTTGGCTGGCCTGCAAGGCCGCCAGGGAGTTGTGACGTATGGCACGCCGAGGACTACGCGGTCGACTGGACCGGCTGGAGAGCAACGCCCATCGCACCATGAACACCGCCCAGGGCGCAATCCTGTCGGTGCAGGACGTGGTCGAGGGCCTGCTGGAGGACCTACGCGACGGGGTCGACGTGCGGATCGTCAAACGTGGCGACGCATCCATCCTGGATTTTCTGCAGGGCAAGGTCGACGAATTGCCCTTTGCGCTGCGGATCGTGCCCGAGGAAGAATCACCAACCGCATAACAGGCGGCAGAATTGCCAGTGGACTATCAGCAGCGGAAGGATCGGGAGCGGGAGCGGCAGGCCCAGATGTCGCGCATCGGCCGCGACATTGGACCGCTGCCAAAATGCCAGGACAAACGGAAGCGTGGTAAGGCCGAAAAGTCGCTACAGCGATTCTGCGAGCTGTACTTCCCGCAGCGGTTCCCGTTGAAATGGTCCGACGATCATCTTGAGCAGCTGGCGGAAATCCAACGAGTCATCGAGCGCGGCGGGCTACAGGCGATTGCCGCTCCGCGTGGCGATGGGAAAACGACCCGGCTGGAGATCGGGATTCTTTGGGGCGTCATGGTCGCCGCGATGCACTCGTATGCCGTGCTGTTGTCCGCCGTAGGCAAGCAGGCCCCGAAACTCATGGCTTCGATTCGGATGGAACTCTCCAACAACGACCAGCTACTGGCGGATTTCCCCGAAGTCTGCTATCCGATCCGCTGCCTGGGCGGCATCGCGCAGAAGACGGGCGGCCAGCTGCTGGACGGCAAGCACACTTGGCCGAACGGCGGTGATAAGCCGTGGGGCCGGGCGCGGATCGTCCTGCCAACGGTTCCCGGCTCGGCCTGCAGCGGGGCCGTGATCGAGTCCAGTGGCCTGCTGGAGGCAACCCGCGGCATCAAGTACACGCGGCCGGACGGCACGGTCAGCCGGCCCTCGCTGGCCCTGATCGACGACCCGCAGACGCATCGGTCTGCGAAATCCGAGCCGCAATGTGCAGACCGGCTGGAAGCGATCACCAGCGGGATCCTGTATCTGCCGGGCCCAGGGCAGGCGATTTCAGCCCTGGCCAGCGTCACCGTCTTGCGCGGCGGCGATATGGCCGACCAGTTGTTGCGACGCGACCAACACCCCGAGTGGCACGGGATCCGGAAACGGTTTTTCGACCGCTGGCCAGCCGGGTGCGATCCGCACGGGCGGCCAGAGACTGAGCCGGAAAAGGAGACCGCAGCCCATTGGGACGAGTACGCGCACCGCTACCGGGCCGACTGTGCCGCCGGTGGCGATGGCTCGCCAGCGACGAAGTATTACCGGGCCAATCGGGCGGTAATGGATCGCGGCGCCCGTCCGTCGTGGCGGCATCGCAAGCCTGGCTGCGCATCCGCGGTCGAATTTGGGATGCGGATGTTTTTTCGCGACCGGCGGTCGATGCTGGCGGAGCTGCAAAACGACCCAGAAGAGGACGAGATCGGCGACGCCCTGACGATCTTGACCGCGGACGAGATTCAACAGCGAACTAACGGCTACACCCACATAGAAATTCCGGTCAACTGCGAGCGGCTGACGTGGTTTGCTGACGTTCACAAGGAACTGCTCTACTACGCGGTGACGGCATGGGAGCGAGGGTTTACCGGCTACCTGATCGATTACGGCACCTGGCCGAAGCAGGCCGGGAGCTATTTCGATCTGAAGTCCTGTCGCCAGCCGATCAGCAAAGACCCGCAAATCACGGCCACGACGCTGGAGGGCAAGATCACCCAAGCCCTAGACGCCCTATTCGTCAAGCTGTCGACGGCTGACTGGCGGCGGAAAGACGGACTGGAAATGCACCTGGAAATGGGGCTGGTTGACGCGAACTGGGGAGAGCTGACGGACACGGTGTACGAGGTCTGCCGGCAGGCCCAGCGAAAGCATGGACTGCGGGTGATGCCAAGTCATGGGGTGGCCTTCGGCGCGGCTAAGAAGCCAATCAGCCGCTGGGACCGGAAGCAGACCAAAGGGGCCGTCGGGGACGAGTGGCATGTACCGCCGCCGTCCAGGGGACGGGCGATCCGCCACGTCCTGTTCGACGCCGGTCGCCGGAAATCATTCCTTCACCGGCGGCTTGCCACGCCGCCGGGTGATCCTGGCAGTCTGACGCTGTACCACGCTGCACCTGGCCGGCATCGACTGATTGCCGAGCACCTGACCGCGGAGAGCGTGGTTACAGTGTCTGGCCCCTATGGCGAGTCCGTGGCGTGGACGCTGCAGCCTGGTCGCGACAACCACTGGCTGGACTGCCTGTCTGGCTGCTGCACCGCGGAGTCGATCTGTGGTGGACGGCTGGCGGCCCCCCAGGTAACGCGGGGAGTGAGAGAGGCGGCCGGGGATGCGATCAAGGCGGAGAAGAAGAAGAGAGAGCGCGTCAAGTACATCGAAATCTAGGGAGCATGGAGGCGAGCATGGAAGAATTGCAGGAAAACCATCAAGTTGAACGGCGTCGCCGTGGTCGACCCTTGGGAAGCAAGACGAGAGACATGGAAGTCGTTGAGGTTGTTCTTGGTCGATGTCGGGAATGTGGATCGACGGAGAGAACTGTTCTCTGTAAAGACCACGAGAGCGTCTGTGAGCATGACGGAATTGCGTCCAATGGGTCACGGTACACCCACGTTGTGACGCGTCGCGTCAAGTGCGATTCATGCGGGGCGATTTATTTTGAAAAGACGCGAGAAAACCGTTTAAGTGCTATTTAATTCAGTATCTGTATTTTAAGTACATTAAGCGGTTGATCGTCTTTAAGTGATCTGCATACACTCCCGGCTGACGCGAGACTCCGTGACTGGGTGGGGTCGGCCGCCGGGTGTCACGACGCCCGGCGGCCCCTCTCTCTGGAAGCCGACCGATGGCCGACAACGCCGCCAAAATCGCTGAACTGCGCACGCTGCTGGAGAGTGGCGTTTCGTCGTCGTCGGTGGACGGCACGTCTACCTCGATCGACCGGGAGTCGATCCGCCGCGAGATCCGCCGACTGGAGGCCGAGGACGACACCCGCCGTTCGCGCCGCCCGGTCTCCGCCTCGGTCGATATGTCCAGCCTGTTTTGATCCGGAACCCCAGGGATGCTGGCCGCCGTGACTGCTGCCCTACTTGCCGCCTGTTCAACCTACGACGTGAGCCCCGCCGGTGTCACGTCGCTGAGCTGCGGGACGGTCGCGACGGAGGTCAGCAGCACGTACGACGCGCTGAACCCCAAGGGCCGCCGCAAGGCCCCGACGGCGGACACGCGGGTCGAAGAGCGTCACCTGCCGGACGGCTCGCGGCGCAAGCTGATCGGTGGCCTACGCGAGCTGCGCCGCAATTCGTCTTTGCTGTCCTGGATGGTCCGCCGCCACCTGGACTACGTCGCCACCCACACGTTCCAGTCACAGACGGGCGACGACGTATGGGACGACGAGGTCGAGCGGTGGATGCGTGAAGAGTCCGCCGCGGACCGCTGCGACGTGCGCGGGATCCTGGGGCTGGATCAATTCGTCCGCCTGGCGGAATCGTCCGCGGTGATCGACGGCGACCTGGGCGTGTTGTTCATCGACAACGACAGCGGGCGCCTGCAGGGCATCGAAGCGGACCGAATCAAAGACCCTGTCGGACAGGTCGAGTCCTGGTCTGCCGACCAGCAGTGGTACGGCGGTGTCCGGATCAGCGACGTGGGCAAGCCGATCGAGTACGCGATTCACAAGCGGGTGAGCGGCTGGTCCAGCCTGGTCTGGGAGCGAAACGTTTCGGCCGCAAATCTACACCTGCACGCCTACTGCGACCGGTTCGACCAGTACCGCGGGGTGTCGCCGCTGGCCAGCGCGTACAACGAGATCCGCGACGTGTACGAGGGAATGAGCCTGCACCTGGTGCAAGCCAAGGTCGCGGGCCTGTTCGGGATGAAGGTCACCAGAAACGCCGACTTGGCAATGGGCCAGGTGACCGGCGGCGACGACGCCGACGGCAACGAAGACCGGTCGACCTACAGCGTCAATTTCGGCAGCGGTCCAATCTTCCTGGACATGGACCCCGGCGACGACGCGGAGTTCTTGAGCAACGACAACCCGGCCGCCAATATGCAGGACTTCTGGCGGTTTGTGACGCTGGTCGCGCTCAAGGCGCTGGACCTGCCGTATGGGCTGTTCGACGAGTCGGCCGCTAATTTCTTCGGCAACAAGACGGCCTGGCTGTCCTATGACCGCAGCTGCGACGTCAAGCGGGCGAGGATCCGGATGCTGCTGGACCGGATCACGCGATTCAAGATGGCCGTTGCGATTCGCGATGGCCGATTGCGTCCGCCGCGGACGGGACGTGTCGACCTGCTGTCGCCGGCCAACAAGCCCTGGGCTTGGGTGCCGCGCAAGATGCCCTGGTGGCGACCACTGGAGGAAGTCACGGCCAGTCTCAAGGCGATCGAAGGCGGGCTGACCACGCCGCAGCGAGTGTGTGCGGAGAGCGATCAAGGCGACTGGTACGAGAACATCCTGGAAATCGCCCGGGCTCAGAAGTTCGCCGACGAGCAAGGCGTGGCCGTCAGCTGGTCGGTCAGTGATCAGCTGGCCCAGGATGTGGCGGACAGCCGCAAGTCGGCCGCCAAGCAGGACACGGACGACACGGAGGACACGGACGAATGAAAACCAAGCGCATTCCCGCCGCCGCGTGTCAACTGCAGTCCGGCCAGGTCGAACTGCTGGCCGGCGATCCGTCGCCCGAGAGCAAGGCCCCGCCGGTCGCGTCGATCCTGGCCCGCAGCGGCAAGGCGATCGAGCACTGGTACTGGGGCAAGCTGGTCAACGACATGGCGGGCATGGAGCAACTGAAGGCCCGCCTGCCGTTGGACTACTGCCACGACAGCGGGGAAATCCTTGGCTACGCCGACGACTGGGAAAAGGACACCGGCGATCTGACCTGCAAGGGCACGCTGCTGGTCGATCAGTCCGCCCGGGCTGCAGAGGTCGTCCAGTTGGCGAAGGCCGGCGTCCCTTACGAGGCGTCCATTTCTTTCACGCCGATGGCCATCGAGCAACTGAGGCCCGGTCAGTCGGCCACGATCAACGGCCAACTGGTCGAGGGGCCCGCGGCGGTGATGCGCCGCTGGCGACTGACGGGCCTGGCGGTCTGCCCGCGCGGTGCGGACAGCAACACCAAAACGGAACTGTCGGCGCGGGCCGGCGGGGAATTCGAAGTTGAGCTTACGGAGGGGAACATGCCCGAGAACACCGAGACGATGGAACAGATCGCGGCCCGTGTCCAGCAGGAACTGACCGCCCGTATCACCGATTACTGCGAGCGGTTCGGCGCGCAAGGCCAAGCCTGGGCGCTGTCCAGTCGCCCGCTGGCGGACTGCTACGCGGACCTGGTCGGCCAACTGCGCAGCCAGCACGCCGCCGAGTTGTCCGCCGCCGGTACGGCCCACTCCGCCCAGGTGGCAGAACTGCAGGCCAGCCTGGACGCGAAGACGGCCGAGGCCACGGATTTGCAGGCCCGCCTGGACGCGGTCAGCCTAGGCGAGCAGACGCCAGCCAGTACCACGCCCGGTGATCCACCGGAAGATGAGCTGAGCACGCAAGAGAAGGCCGGACTGTCGCCGAACCTGCAGCGGTTCGTCGCAGCCCAGCGGCGCAGCAAGGCCGCTGCCAAGCAGTAAGACACCCACCACGGAGCGCGAAACAGGAACCCACGGCCGGGGCTGTAGGCCGAGAACATCACTCACAAGGAGAAGGTTATGCCTACCGGACTGCTGACCCTGACCGATTTGGTGAAGGGCCAAAACAGCGAATTTCTGATTGAGGAAACGATCCTGCAGTACCCGGAGATCAGCGGCCGAACGCTGATTGCCGGGCAGTCGATCGCTCTGCCCAACGTCGGCGCTGCCCGCGGTATCGACGGCACGGCGTACAACACGCTGGTTACCGTCGAAGACCCAACTGTCGCGTTCGTCGACGTGAATGAGGGCGCGGATTACACGAAGATCCGCCAGGAAGAGAGGCTGACGCAGTGTTTCAATTTGAACCCGCGATGGGGCGTTGGCCTGGTCGCCGCCAAGCGAGCCAAGGACCCGATCGATGTGCTGATGGCGCGGCAGGCCGCCGGGCATCTGCGCGGGGCCTGGGCGCGAATGGCCAAGTGTTTCTATTACGGCCGCGACGCGACGTTTGGCGACGCCAAGGGCTTCCCCGGATTGCTGACCGGATACGACGCGACCAACTACGTGGTCGACGCGACGGGCACCACGGACAGCACGTGCTCGTCGGCGTGGCTGGTGAAGTGGGGTCCCGAGCAGCTGCAGTGGGTCTGGGGCAACAACGTCCAAATGGAACTGAGCGACATCGAGATGCGCGAAGCCGTGGACGGCAGCAGCAACCCCTACACGAAATACCACCAGGAAATGGTGGCGTTGCCGGGGCTGCAATTCGTCAGTCAGCAACACGTGGTCCGGATCAAGAAGCTGACCGCCGACAGCGGCAAGGGCTTGACCGACGCCCTGGTTGCCCAGGCGCTGAGCAAGTTCCCGGCCAACGTGTTCCCGGACGTCATGTTCGTGAGCCGCCGCTCGCTGTTCCAGCTGCAGGCCAGCCGCACGGCGACCAACGCGACCGGGGCCCCGGCGCCGATCCCGGTGGAGTCCCACGGCATCCCGATCGCCGTTACGGACGCGATCAGCAACGTCGAAACTTTGACCCTGTAACCGCAACCCAGTCACGGCGGTTTTGCAAGCCAGCAAACAAGCAAGCCAATCAATAGGAGCGAGCAATGTCCCTCGAAAACAAAAGCCTTGTGCAAGACCTGGACACCCAGGTCACCAAGCCGCTGCCCAACGGGGCCGCGACGATCTAC